AGCTTACAAAAGAAAATGTTTTAAATTTTTATAGAGGTATGAAACCAGAAGAACTTCAAGGTCAGGATAATATTTTAAATCAACAGTATTTTAGAACAGTGTTCGATGATGCTCGTAGAAACTCTGCAAACCAAGAAAGATTTTTTGGAACACAAGGAGATTTTTTTGGAGGAGAAGTAGAAGGTAGAAGAACACCTACAAACAGATTTTCAGATTTTAAATTAGGTATGTACGCAGGCGGAGGCATAGCTAAACTTGCAGGTAAATCATCAGGCCCAGCGCCAGAAAAAGGGCCCACACCACAGGGCTTGGATTTTTTAATAAAACGTGGTAGATAATCATAGGAGTTTAAATGGCAGATATAGATAAAGGACTTCCTAACACTCGTACTCAGATTAAAGTTCCGGGCGAAGAGGTCGAGATAAAGGAAGAAATTAAAGAACAACAACCCGTTGAAGTTACACCCGAAGAAGACGGTGGTGCAACCATTGACTTTGAACCAGGTTCAATTAACATACCTGGCACAGAATCTCATTTTGATAATCTTGCAGATATTTTACCTGCGGATGTATTAGACCCACTAGGATCAGAATTAAAAAATAATTACATAGACTACAAGATGTCTAGAAAAGATTGGGAGAAAGCCTACACAGATGGTCTTGATCTTTTAGGATTTAAATATGAAAACAGAACAGAGCCCTTTCAAGGTGCTTCAGGTGCCACGCACCCTGTACTAGCAGAAGCTGTTACACAGTTTCAAGCTACAGCATACAAAGAACTTTTACCATCAGATGGTCCAGTAAGAACACAAATTTTAGGAGTTAAGACTCCACAAAAAGATCAACAAGCGCACAGAGTAAAAGATTTCATGAACTATCAGATCATGGATCAAATGAAAGAATACGAGCCAGAGTTTGACTCAATGTTATTTCATTTACCACTTGCAGGATCTACATTTAAAAAAGTTTACTACGATGATTTATTAGGCAGAGCTGTATCTAAGTTTGTGCCAGCAGATGATTTAATCGTGCCATATTCAGCAACATCTCTTGATGATGCAGAAGCAATCATACACGTTTTAAAAATGTCAGAGAACGATTTAAGAAAACAACAAGTAGGTGGTTTCTATTCTGATATAGATTTACCACAGCCCACAACTACAATTAACGATGACGTAACTAAAAAAGAAAAAGAATTAGAGGGCACTAAAAAAACAGGAAGACAAGAAACAATTTACACCTTATTAGAGTGTCATGTAAATTTAGATTTAGAAGGTTTTGAAGATAAGGATGAGAACGGAGATTTTACAGGAATCAAGCTCCCCTATATTGTGACTGTAGAAGAAGGTTCAAGATCAGTTCTTTCTATTAGAAGGAACTATAATCCTGACGATCCAAGAAAAAATAGAGTACCTTACTTTGTCCACTTTAAATTTCTGCCAGGACTAGGATTCTACGGATTTGGATTGATCCATATGATTGGCGGATTGAGCAGAACTGCAACAGTTGCTCTCCGTCAATTGTTGGATGCAGGCACGTTATCAAACTTGCCAGCAGGATTTAAACAAAGAGGTGTAAGAGTTAGAGACGAAGCTGCACCAATACAACCAGGTGAATTTAAAGATGTTGATGCACCAGGTGGTAATATTAGAGATTCTTTTATGATGCTTCCTTACAAAGAACCATCACCAACACTTTTACAATTAATGGGTATCGTGGTGCAAGCAGGTCAAAGATTTGCTGCTATCGCTGATATGCAAGTTGGAGAAGGTAATCAAGGTGCTGCAGTTGGAACCACAGTTGCACTTCTTGAAAGAGGTTCACGTGTAATGTCTGCGATACACAAAAGACTATACACATCTATGAGATCTGAGTTTAGATTGTTAGCACAATTATTTAAAACATACATGCCACCAGTTTATCCTTTTGATGTTGTGGGCGGTAGAAGAGAAGTTAAACAAACAGACTTTGATGACAGAGTAGATGTACTACCTGTTGCAGATCCAAATATATTTTCAATGGCACAACGAGTTACACTCGCACAAACAGAATTACAACTAGCTACATCTAATCCTAAAATTCACAACTTGTATAATGCATACAGAAAAATGTACGAAGCACTTGGTATAAAAGATATTGATAAGATTTTACCACCACCTGCTCCGATTGCACCAAAAGATCCAAGTTTAGAACACATAGATGCGTTAGCCGTAAAACCTTTTCAAGCTTTTAGAGGTCAAGATCACAGAGCACACATGACAGCTCACTTAAATTTTATGGCAACCAACATGGTTAGAAATAATCCACCNATAATGGCTGCGTTACAAAAAAATATTCTTGAACATATTAGTTTAATGGCACAAGAACAGATAGAATTAGAGTTTGCAGACACGATCCAACAACTTCAACAGATGCAACAGATGGCACAACAGAATCCACAGATACAAGGACAGCTACAAAAGATATCTATGGACATGGAAGCAAGAAAAGCTGTGCTGGTTGCAGAGTTAACAGGTGATTTTATGGAAGAAGAAAAGAAAATTACATCACAATTTGATGGTGATCCTCTTCTAAAATTAAAATCTAGAGAGGTTGACCTTCGTGCGATGGAGAATCAACGAAAAGTTGACGCTGATCAGTCGAAATCTGAGTTAGATAGAGCAAAATTAATGCAAGCAAAAGAGTTAGCAGAAGAAAAAATGGAACAAAACGAAGATTTGGCTAAATTAAGAGCCGGAGTAAGCCTTGCAAAGAGTGCAAATACAGGTATAACTGCAATTAAGGTAGAAGATTAAGAAAAAAGGAGCAAAAATGCAAAAACTTGATAAAATTAAGGTTGGTACAGTTCCAGAACAGCAAGTTGAAGTAGATCCTAGATCTAAAACGACTGCTGACCAGGCTTTTAACTACATTGGTACAGGAAAACCTGAGTTAGAAGTACAAGGTCAAGGTGCTGTGAGACCAGACAAGAAAAGAAAATCAAAGGCGTACTAATGGCTTGGTTCAGTTTAGCAAAAATAGCTTTGCAGGCTGGAAGTAAGATTTATTCCAACCGTCAAAAGACAAAAATGGCGATGTCTGATGCACAATTGATGCATGCAGAGAAAATGGCTCGTGGAGAGGAGCAATACCAGGGCAAATTACTAGAAGCTAGGCAAAACGATTATAAGGATGAATTTGTTCTCGTTATAATTTCGGCGCCTATCATAGTTTTAATGTGGGCAGTGATGTCTGACGACCCTGCAGCGATGGAAAAGGTTCAATTATTCTTTGAATACTTTCAATCTCTACCATCTTGGTTTACTAATTTATGGATACTTGTAGTTGCCAGTATTTTTGGTATAAAGGGTACACAAGTATTTAGAAACGGAGGAAAAAAATAATGGTTAATAGACTGTACAACAAACAGGTTTCACCTAAAGGATACATGAAAGGTGGACGTGTTAAAAAAATGGGTGGCGGCATGATGAATAAAGACATGATGGAAAAACCTATGATGAACAAAGGCGGAAAAATTCCTGCCCAGTTGAAAAAATTCGTTATGGCTAAAAAGAAAAAAGCCAAAATGAAAAAAGATAAATAATGGCTGGGAAAGGTTTGTATGCAAACATTCACGCTAAAAGAAAGCGTGGAGGTAAAATGAGAAAGAAAGGTGCGAAGGGTGCACCAACAGCAGCAAACTTTAAACGAGCAAAACAAACGGCTAAAGCATAATGACTAAACTTTGTCCAAGAGGAAAAGCAGCAGCAAAAGCTAAATTTAAGGTATACCCAAGCGCTTATGCACATGCCTATGCATCTAAAATATGTGCAGGTAAAATAAAAGATCCATCTGGTACAAAAAGAAAAGACTTCAGAGGACCTAAACCTAGTAAAGCTATGGGTGGTAGAATTAAATTAAAAGATGGTTCAGGTAAAACTCCAATGACACCAAAACAAAAAAAATTTGCAGCTTTAGCTCCCCCAAGAAATAAAATTACTTACGCTGATAAAATAGCTGGTGCTACAGGTAGAACAAAAGCTATGGGTGGTGGTCTTATGGAAGCGACTGAAAGATTAAAAAGACAAGGTTTAAAGAAAGGTGGTGGTGTTTGTAAAAGAAGTATGGGCAGAGCGTACGGGAAAAATTCGTAATGGCTGGTTTAAAGACATGGTTCAAACAAAAATGGGTAGATATTGGGAGCAAGCGAAAAGATGGTTCCTATGCAAAGTGTGGCCGTTCAAAACAGAAAGCGGACGCGAAACGGAAGTATCCAAAATGCGTGCCTCTAGCGAAAGCGAGATCAATGTCAGAGGGTCAGAGAAGATCTGCCGTTGCCAGGAAACGGGCAGCTGCCAATGTGGGGCCTAAACCTACAAACGTAAAAACAATTGCAAAAAGAAAGAATGCTAGATCAGGAGGTTTAATGTCTCCAACTAGTGATAAATCAAATCCATCAATGAACAACATGATGAGGCAAGCACAAAGAGATTACAAAGGTAGTTACATCTCTGGTAGTTTAGGTGGTGTAAATGTATCTAATCCAAGTTCTATTTCATATTATGGAAAGAAGGTAATGCCGTGATTGCAAGACAACAAATGCCAAGACAATTATATTCAAGAGGTAGTATGCCTCCAAGAAACAAGAAAAACTTCAGATCTACAAAGTCTGGAGCAGGTATGACTCGAGCCGGTGTCAAAGCCTATAGAAAATTAAACCCCGGTTCAAAACTAAAAACAGCGGTCACTGGCAAGGTCAAACCAGGATCAAAAGCTGCAAATCGACGTAAGTCGTATTGCGCACGTAGCGCAGGCCAGATGAAAAAA